CAATACCGAAGGGTATAAACTTTAACGTAGAAGGAGAGAACGATGAGTGATGTGTTTTCACTATTCGAAGAAGAGGCAGCTGACCCTCAAGCATTTAATAAAGTTAGCGAAGGAGAGACTACAAAACTCTCTTCATTAATTAGGCAATCAATTGATCTCGGTAAAGAGGTCGAGCTTGCTGAAAAACATCTAAAAGACTTACAACAAAGAAAAAGAACTGTTGATGAGGAAGACATTCCATCATTAATGGAACAACTCGGTGTTGAAAGTTTAACTGTTGATGGCAACAAAGTTTCCATAGATAAATATGTATCGGCTAGGATTCCTGACGATAGAAGGGAAGAAGCATTTAGCTTTATTCGTTCTATTGGCGAAGGCGATATTATTAAGAACGAAGTTGTTGTCGGATTTGGTATGGGTCAAGATAANNTAGCAGGATCCGTGGTTGATGATTTACGCAACAANGGATTAGAACCTGCACAAAAGACACATATCCACCCAATGACATTGAGGACTTGGGCGAAGAACCGAATAGAAAAAGGCGATACAATAGACTTTGATCTGTTTGGTGTTTATGTTGGTAACCGTGCAAAAATAAGGGGAGCAAAATAATGAAAAGTGCAGTTGCGTCAAAGAAAGCTACAGATGTAGCAGTTCCTGATCTTTCATCTTTGTTAGAGGAAGAGGCAGGAGCAGGACTTGAGAACTTTACAACAGAGGACATGCAGATACCTTTTATAAGGATACTGCAAGCTTTGTCTCCACAGTTGAANAAACAAGATAGTTTGTATATCAAAGGTGCTGAACAAGGCGATATCTTCAATACTGTATCACAACAAGTGTACAANGCAGANGAAGGTATTACTGTAGTCCCTTGTTTCTTTGAGAAAAAGTTCTTGGAGTTTGCTTTAAGATCTACAGGTGGTGGTTTTATAAAAGAACTAGCATTTAATGATAAGGACATAACATTAGCAACAAGAGATGGTGCAGCCGAAATTTTACCTTCGGGTAATGAGTTGGTTAGAACCCATCAACATGTTGTTATGGCTATGGATAATGAAACCAAGCTAGGTGCTCCTGCTATTCTTGATATGAAAAAGACACAACTAAAAGTGTCTCGTAGATGGAATACATTAAAGAATGGTATCAGATTACCTTCGGGTAANCCAATGCCNTTGTATGGAACTGCTTGGAATATTCAAACTATAGCAGAAAGTAATGACCAAGGTAGTTGGTATAACTACAAGGTTGAACGAGTCTATGACATCACGAAAGAAATAGAAGCGATGATGTTAGAGGCTAGAACTATGTATCAAAGCTTCAGAAAAGGGGAGATTAAAACGGCTTCTGCACCTGCTGATGAAATGCAGAGTGCACAAAAGGATGACGAAATACCGTTTTAATTGAATGAAAGTCGTGGCTGGTCCTCCAAGCCACGGCTCTTTTTTTTTGGAGTGAAGAGTGAATTTAGCAGAAGAATTATTAGAAGCATTTAGTGGATTTAGTACGGCTCATGGGCAGACAGAAGTATCTCAAGAACGTACGGCAGGAAAACAGAAAGCAAAATCATTTATAGTAAGAAATCCTCTTACTTTAGAATTGATAGAAGGGCACATCAACGGCAAAAAAGGTGTTGGTGCGATCCCGATAAACGAAGAAAACAAGTGCAAGTTTGGTGCATTGGATATAGATCAGTATCCATTAGATCACAATAAATTAGTTGATAAACTAGCAGAACTCAAAGTACCATGTATCGTGTGCCGTAGTAAATCAGGTGGTGCACATATTTTTTTCTTTTTTAAGGATTGGATGAATGCTGGGGATTTTAGGGATAAGGCTGCTGAAATATCTTCTGCTCTTGGGCATGGTCGGTGTGAAATATTCCCGAAGCAGGAACAGATTCTTGTCGAGCGGGGGGATGTGGGTAACTTCATTAATCTGCCGTATTTTGACTCGGATCAAACACTCCGTTATGCGATCCTCAAAAAAAGAACAAGTTATGTCGAGGCATCACTCTCAGAGTTCATCAAGCAAATCCACAAAGTCAAAACGAGTCCCAAAGATTTTTTAAAATTACCGATAGGTGGACCTGTTGATTTGTTACCTAATTACATACCTTGTCTTAGAACCAAGCTATCAATAGGTGTGTTTGAGGGCGAAAGAAACAGAACTTTGTTTCATTTAGGAGTGTTTCTACAAAGACTTGATCCTGGTAATTGGAAAACAAAACTTGAAGAACACAACGTAAAAGATTTTAATCCACCATTATCTGCATCAGAAGTTGTAGCCATTCAAAATACATTAGAGAAAAAAGAATATCAGTATCTTTGTAAAGAAGAGCCTATGGCTTCACATTGCAATCAGGGTGTATGTCGAACTATGAAATTAGGTATAGGTGCTACATCGATGCCAACAATAAGTGGCTTGTCTGTTATATTATCCGAGCCTAGATTGTGGTTTGTAGACATAGGTGGTCAGAGATTAGAGATAACCACAGAGGAATTACAAGCACCTCGTTTGTTTCAGCGAGCATGTATGGAACAATTAAAAGTCATGCCTCCTAAATTAAAAGATGCAGATTGGGAAACAACAGTTAATGGTTTGATGGAAAAGTGTAACGAGATACAAGTTCCCGAAGAGTTAACATACAAGGGTCAGTTTATATCTATACTTGAATCTTACTGTACAGGTCGAGTTCAAGCACAGACTTTTGAAGAAGTTATGTTGGGTAAACCATATACTGAAGTAGAAGAAGGTAGAACATATTTTAGATTAGACTCGTTGATGGAGTTTATGCGACAGAAAAAGTTTGATAGTTATACGAGAGCACAAGTGCAAGAAAGGCTCAAAGAGATAAACAACGAAGAAAGTTCTATTGTAAAAAAATTCAAAACATCAGCAGGTAAATGGAAGTCAGTTAGAGTTTGGTGGATACCAGAGTTTGTTTCTGAAGTAGAAATTGCAGACGTAAATATTGAAATAGAGGAGGCTCCGTTCTAATGGAAATGTTAGTAGCTTTTTGTGTAATTTTTGTTGAACAATGCAGATACAAAGGTGGCGATGCCTTGTGTAGCTTTTGGGAACCTGGAGTTGTGTATAAAACAAGGCAAGAATGTGTTGAAGGTAAAAAACTAATTGAAGAATATTTGGAAGAAGAACTGTGGAGATTGTACCCAGAGGCAGTAAAAATAAATGCAAAAGGTGTATGTCCATTTGAAGTTAAACATCCAACAGGTAGGAACAAGGGACAAGGTAATAGAAAGTGACAAAAGAGCTTACAATTTTTGGGCCACCAGGCACAGGAAAAACAACAACTTTAATTGATTTAGTCAAGAGTAGAATAAAATTTGGTGGAGATCCAAACAAGATAGCATTCATGTCTTTCAGCCGTAAAGCTGCAACAGAGGCAAGAGATCGTGCTATGGGAGAGCTAAATTTAAATGCAGATCAAATGTCGTATTTTAGAACATTGCACTCACTAGCATTTACTTGGATGGGTTTGACTACAAGACAAGTTTTCAAAGGATCTGACTATAACGAATTAGGAAAACTAGTTGGGTTGGAGTTTAGAACTAACCCTACTGTTGGTTTAGAAGATGGACCTTTGTTTCAGATAGGTGCAGGTGGCGACAGATATATGTCTATTATTCAGATGGCTCGTGTTAGAGAAGTTACACTAGAACAACAATTCAATGATACTTGGGATCATACTTTACATTGGCAACAGCTTAAAATTTTAGATAAAGCTTACACAGATTACAAAATAGCAAAAGATAAATTAGATTTTGTAGATATGATAGAAAAATTTATACGAGAGGGATCTAGTCCAAAGTTTGATTTACTAATTATAGATGAAGCACAAGACTTAGCACCTCTGCAATGGAGAATGGTAAAAGAAGTTTTAGTGCCAAACTCAAAGGCTGTGTATTATGCTGGAGATGACGATCAAGCTATATACTCTTGGATGGGTGTTAGGATAGAAGATTTTTTAGGTTCAAGTAAAAATAAAATGATTTTAGAAGAATCGTACAGAGTTCCGAATGTTGTTCATGAATTTTCACAAAACTTAATAAAGAAACTTTCTCTTAGACAACTTAAAAAGTGGAAACCTACTAGTAAAGACGGCACGATAACTTGGCATAGAGATATTTTAGATGTTGATATGACTAATGGCGAATGGCTGATACTTGCAAGAACAAATTACATAGCAAACAAAGTTTGTGTTCGTATGAAAGAAGAAGGCTATCTTTATTGGAGAGAAGGCACAGGTTGGTCTATATCTCCAAACGTATTGAATGCTATAGAGTTGTGGCTTAAGTTACAACGAGGAGCATCAGTGCCTGCTGATTTATTAAAACCTTTTTCAAAATTAATTAATCCTAGTTATATAACAAAAGCAGGTAGAAAGTTGATGTATTCTTTAGCAGACGTTAACAGCGAAAGACCTCCCGATGAGGGATACTCATTAGGAAACTTAGAAAGATTGTGTGAGTTTACGGCAAATAATTTTGTACCGTGGCAGAAAGTTTTAAGTGTATCAGATCAAGAAACAGCATATATCATGTCTGTTAGAAGACGAGGAGAAAAGATATTAACAGGTAGTCCAAGGATTAGAATATCTACAATACACAAAGCAAAAGGTGGAGAGGCAGATAATGTAGCTGTTTTATTAGATTCCACAAAGGCTTGCGTAGAAAGTTTAGACCAAGACTCCGAGATCAGAACTTTCTATGTGGGTATAACTCGTGCTAAAAAAACATTGCATCTAATAGAATCAACAACAAAATATAGGTTTGAAATATGAAAAAGAATAGAAAATACTTTTTAGATGAGGCAGAGAAACTAATCAATGGACCGAGAGCCAAAGAATATGGGCCTGCTAAATTTAATCACGAAAGAATAGCTAAGATATGGTCTGTTATACTCGCTAGAGATGTTACAGCACAAGAAGTTGTAGCTTGTATGGTTGGTGTAAAATTAGCTAGACTAGCAGAAACAATAGAACATGATGATAGCTGGGTTGATATTATCGGATATGCTGCGTTAGGCGGAGAAATTATAAATGACAAATGATCAATATCATTTTTTAGATCAAGATATAAAAGATATGTCTTGGGGTAATGTGGACTCTGATTGGACACCTCCTCAAAGTTTTCCTGATCTATCTCAATATGAAACAGTTTCTATAGACTTAGAAACTAAAGATCCCAAACTACTGACTCTTGGTCCTGGTTGGACAAGAAAAGATGGATATATCATAGGAGTGGCTGTGGCTGCGGGAGAAAGTTCTTGGTATTTTCCTGTTGGTCATCAGTCTGGTAATTTACCAAAGAAAACAGTTTACAAATGGCTACAAAAATTATGTGACGATGTGAACATAACAAAGATATTTCATAATGCTTTATACGATCTAGGTTGGCTACGAGCCGAAGGAATAGAAGTCAAAGGCAAGATAATAGATACCATGATTGCTGCACCCTTGTTGGATGAAAACAGAAGATGGTATAATTTAAACTCACTTGCTCGTGATTATCTTGGAGAATACAAAGATGAAAAGCTACTGAAGTCTGCAGCAGATGAGTTCGGTGTAGATCCGAAGTCTGGTATGTGGAAATTACCACCTAGATATGTTGGCAAGTATGCTGAACAAGATGCTTTGATAACTTTAAAACTTTGGGATCTTTTGAAAAAGAAAATAACTCAAGATGAATGTTCTAGTATCTTTGAGTTAGAAACAAGTCTATTACCTGTTCTTTTTGAAATGAAAACAAAAGGTGTTCTTGTTGACATTGATAAAGCACAACAAACTAAAAAAGAATTAGTGAAGATAGAAGAGTCACTTATACAAGAGATAGTCAAAGAAACTGGAGTCACGGTTGAACCTTGGGTCGCCACATCTGTAGCAAAAGTCTTTGATGCTGTAGGTCTTTCTTATTCTCGCACAGAAAAGTCCGGGTCGCCCATGTTTACAAAACAATTTTTGTCTAATCAAACGCACCCTATCGCAAAGAAGATTATAAAAATTAGAGAGATAAACAAAGCCAATACGACTTTTGTTGATACTATTCTTGAACATTCTCATAATGGTAGAATACATTGTGATTTTCATTCTCTTAGATCCGATGGTGGTGGAACTGTTACAGGTCGTTTTAGCTCAAGTAATCCTAACTTACAACAAATACCTGCGAGAGATCCAGAAATTAAAAAATTAATTCGTGGTTTGTTTGTGCCAGAAAAAGGACACAAATGGGGTTCTTTTGACTACGCATCACAAGAGCCAAGATGGTTGGTTCACTATTGTGCCACTCTGACAGGTATAGACAGACACCCACAGATAGATGATGTTGTTAAGATGTATCACGAAGGTAATGCTGATTTTCATCAGATGGTGGCTGACATGGCAAACATACCTAGAAAACAAGCCAAGACAGTTAATCTTGGGATTATGTATGGTATGGGCAAAGCTAAACTTGCCAACGTCATGGATATAGATACAGACGAAGCCTCCAAACTTTTAGAAACTTATAATGAAAGAGTGCCTTTTTTAAGATCCTTTCTGACAAAGCCATGAACCGTGCTTCGAGCACAGGTATTATCAGAACTTGGTTGGGCCGTAAATGTAGATTTGATATGTACGAGCCTGTGTCTTATGGATACAA